ATAAGGATATCAGAAAATTCTTTATGAAATTGGAGGACGTTCATTCTACAACTAGTATGATGTACGTATAGCATCTCCACAAAGTTTAACATCAATAACATATTGGACAGGCAAATCTATGCTTGTTAATAATGTTAAATGTGATGACGGGTTTGAATACTTTTTACCTCGTGCTTTTGCATATGTTGCCTCAACTGAAGCTGGTGATTGCGGATCGTTATTTACTGTTCTTAATCCATATGCTGGTTTACGTAAGTTGGGTGGTATTCATACTTGTGGGTGCAAGAATACTGGTTATGCTTTTTCTTCTGTTATAACACAAGAAGACATAGCTCGTGTTCTTGGCAATAAGTTTGTTATCTCGGATGAATTTGATGGAGCTAAGCCTCAATTAGAATCTGATGGTTTAGATAACAGATTTACTCCAATTGAGAAAATTAGCAAGTCTATTTTTTATCCTAAGACCTCTAATATCTTCGCCTCAGTTATTCATAATGCAGTTTATCCTACTAAGAAAACTCAAAGTATGATAGTTAAAAATGGTGATATTAAGCCTTTTGAAATTGCTCAAAAGACTTACTGTACTCCATCAGTCTGCTTCAATGCTGATAATGTTGAACTAGCCTGTGATATTCTACATGATCACATTAAAACGTGCTCATTAGAACCATTCCAGAATAGAATTCTTACATTTGAAGAAGCTGCTGCAGGAATTTCTGAGGAGGAGTATTATGGAGCAATAGATCGTAGCAAGTCAGCTGGGTATCCTTATTGTCTCCAAAAAGGTGCTACAACAAAATCCGTATTCTTCGGCAAAGATGGTGAATTTGATTTTTCATCGTCTGAGTGCGATGAATTACGTATTAAGGTTGATGAAATTATTAACAACGCTATGTCTGGTATTCGTATGGAACATGTGTTTGTTAATTATCTCAAAGATGAATTAAGACCTGTAGAGAAGGTCCGTATTGGAAAGACTCGTCTTTTCTCATCTTGTCCTTTACCTTACTTGATCGCTTTTAGAATGCTCTTTGGAACTTATATACTTTATACTGTTAAGAACCGTGTTAATAACGGTTTTGCAGTTGGAGTTAATCCATATGGGCAGGATTGGACTATGCTTTACAAGAGGTTGCTCGAAAAAGCTGAGTCTAATAAAGATAGGTTTATGATCGCGGGTGATTATGGTGGTTTTGATGGTAGTGAGAAGTCTTTTATTAATCAAAATATATTAGAAAGAGTTATAATGCCTTTTTATAATGATAATTATGGCAAAGCTAGACGCACTTTGTGGCTTGAGTTAACTCAATCTAAGCATTTAACTGATAATTTAATCGTTGAATGGCCTAACTCTTTACCTTCTGGTCACCCAGGTACTACTCA